TCTAAATCTGAAAATTGTTTTATATCTCTTGAGGTTGCCATATGATTATTTATTATGCCAAGTTAACCAATTTAGTATATTTAGACTGATGGTTAACGAATGTTTGTACGTTAGGATATGAAGATTTTACCAAAGATCCATCATATGTTAAAAATGATACATGAATCCAAGCAGATTTTAATTTACTACTTCCGGGTTGAAAGTAATATTCTAATATTATCTGTCGGTGTGGAACATTTGCTACGATCCATTCTGCAATTGCTTTATATTCTCGTTTATCTGTATTAGTAAATTTAATATCTGCAGCTGCACCCAATCCATGATCGCTTTTCTCGGATATACTTCCGAATACTTGAGAAGTACTAGATCTAAAGCCACTGGTTATTTTCATATCTGGATATTTGGCTTTAATAGGATCTAAACAATTAACTACTAGTTGTTTTAAATTATAAACAATTTGCTGTTCTGTTAATCCTCGTTGCGCTGTTAAACCGCCATCTTGTAACATATCCCCAAGTGTAAATATTCTATTTTCTTTTTTGGATAATATAAATGATCTTGGAAAATATTTAAATTGTCTTATTTCGTTAAGATCCGAATTTACAATTAATTCGGGATTGCCCGTACTACTAGAATTTTGAGAAGTTGAATCTGTAGTGGAAATTTTAGTCCTCATTTTGCTATTAATTAATCCAGATTTTTCTAATAGCTGTTGATATGTGCTAGCATTATCTTCATTAGAATCAAATAAGTAATTAGACTTGGCTAATATTTCTCTTGGCAATACTGGTACTTCAGTATTATCCGGAGTTTTACTAGATGGTCTTGGTAATACTGCGTATGCAATTTCTCTTACTCTATTGGCACCCATTTTAGTTTTAACTATTGCTGCATCTAATAATAATGCCAATCCACCTTTTATACTAAATGTACCTGTTGTTCCCGACTCCATAGAAATATCGCCAGATGCTTTTTGTGTCATAGAACCACCTTTAGCATACAGATTAATATCTTTACCCTGTATATTAAAGTCTCCATTCGTAACCATCGTAATACTTTTATCGGCGGATACAATAAAATTTTCAGCAACAACAGATGCGGTTCCTGCTGTAGCAACAGATGTTTTACCGTGCCCAACTACAGATAAATCGCCATCCACTTCTATCTTTGCATCATCCTTGACAAAAATATTGGTTTGCCCTTCAACGGTTAAATTGTGGGCACCTTTAATATATGTAAAATTATTTCTATCTAATATCTCATAATTATCGCCAACGGTTTTTCTAACCATTGTACCATTAACATCTACCTCTATATAAGTTCCGCTTTTATGAAATACTTGTATTCTTTCTGCGCCCGGAGTACTATCTAATTCTATTACGTGTCCCGCTTCTGTTTCTATAACCTGATTGTACGGATATACTGCACCATACGCAGATGAAGGTTCATCCCATGTCTTAGGAGTTCCTGTAATTGGGATTTTATCTATTCTTTTATTTTCTTTTATTAAAAGAGACAGGTGAGACGTATCACCTACTGCTAATTTATTAATATCACTAACATTTGCATATTCTATTTTAGGATATTTTTTATTTGGATCTTGGAACCCTTGCAATTTTCTTAGTTCATCGTTATTTAATACATTTGAATTATCATTGACCGATGGCAAATAATTACCTGCACTATCTAAAGATTTTACAAAATCAGTTTCTATTCCACCCAAAGCACTATTTCCTAGTACAAAATAATCTTTAGCTCTTACTCCTGTTTCAGTTTTCTTATTTAATTTGTCCGCATTATTAACACCCATGACATGAGCAACAGTTAATAATCCCGCAACGTTTCTATAATTATCCGTTTCTGTTATTTTTTCTAGTCGTATTAAAGTATTATAATGTTCTTTAATAGAAGCAAACATAGCTATTTCTTGTTCGTTCTCATTTGCTAAAAACATTGCCTTTGTTTTTATGCCGTTTTGCCCGGTCCAATTTTCTGCAAAATTTGCCCATTCTTCGGGGATAGAATCTTCTCGTTGTCTATTAATATATCCCAATTCCATTAATCTAGAAACACTAATTTGATATTTGCCTAAATTGCCTGTAGTGCTTTCTGTACTAATATTATTATTAGATAAAGATACTGCAATAGCTTTAAATAATATTTCTATATCATTCACACTTAAAGGCGGTAGTGCAGTTATTCCGCTCGTCGTATTTGTAGGTACAACAATAGGATTATTATTTTCGTCTCGAATTACCTTTCCATCCGATGCTTTAAAAAAACCAACTTCTATTTCTTGTTGAGCTAATTTTTTAACGGCATCTGCAGAAGTAATAGGTTTGCCTGCAATAGTTCCTAATATTAAAGGTCTCTGCGCCTCTTCACCATCTAAGAACCATCCCATAACCCATGTACCAGGAACGATACCTACAGGGGTATGTCCTAAACCAGAAGTTGCTGCCGATGTAATAGATTGTAAAGGAATAGCCCATGGTAAATCTGATGTAGGTAATAAATTTGTATCTGCAGTATGATACCCAAATATTCGTACTCTACATCTACCTAATTTTTCAGGATCGTCTCTATCCTCTACGACACCTGTCCACCACGTGAAAGAATTATCTATTATCATGAGGATATCCCATCATATGCTTTTTTCGAGAATGAATCTTTTGTAATTGTTAATGTTGTGAAATGTGATTTAGGATTTATCTTATGAGCAACGTCTGTTATTAGATAATATCCAGAATATAAAGGATCTGATTCGTAACTGGTTCTATCCTCATTGCCAAGCGGACCCGGAGTTTTCTTTGGAATTTTAATTTTTATAACTGTCCCCGCTTCTATGTCTGTTCTTCCGGGTATTACAATTTGCATTTTAAAATTTCCTAATTCCACTAAGCTGGCTCGTCTCTTTCCAAAAATATACTTTGTTACTTCGTCAAAATTATTTTCTATTTTTGAATGCAACTTTGGCGTACTATAATTAACTCGTATATGCGACTTTGGATTTCTTGTAATATTTTTATAAGCTAATGGAATAGAAGTTCCTTCACTTAAATGGGGATAATCTTCAAATCTATCTATATGGTCATAATCATTTTCGTTATATTGTTTATTATATAAATCAATATCCAACAATCTATTAGATAGATATCCTGTCATAGTATTTTCCAATTGATCAAAAGATTTCTCAATAATCATAGATTTTATAGCAAACATTGCTAATGGTCTTTCATCTATAGATAATGTATTGATATATGATTCAGAGTAAACATACTCACCTAAAGACACTTCTTCCAAATTATTGAATAATGTATTCGTGCTACCAAAATAAAATCCTTTTGTTGTTTCCCAGAATAAGAAATTTGCAGAAGTTTTATTTTGTGGGACAGACTTACTAGCAATCCAATTAATACATTGTATAGGAGTCCATCCTGGGCTTACAAACTTTATTTTATTTGTAGGATTGTCTAATATAGTCAAAGGATTTTTAGTCTCATCTAAATTTTTACTTAAAGAAACATTTCTATCAGCTTGTAAATAATCTTCATATATTCTTGTAATTATTTGAGATGGGGTACCTTCAAAAGCTCGATATATAGGATTGTTTAAATCATTAAATGTTTCTGTTGTTGTAAAATTTAAATGGTATATTAATTTGCTGGCATCATCGCCATAAATTTTATCAGATATTGCATATATTCTGAATGTTTTATATATGCTAAATTTATCCTCCATGCCCGGTGTTTTAATATTCATGAATAACAATTCTTCACCCATTAATGGCATCATGGATATTAAATTAGTACTATCAGCCAAAGTTATTGTCCCAGATACAGAACCACTAAACAAACTTTCATAAATGTTTATTTCTACTAGGTAATCTAATAAATTAACATATGTTCCCTTCGGCGAAGACAACAAAACAATATTTTTTATTTCTACCTGGCCGGGATTTTGAAGAAATTGAGATTCTAGCATTATGTGCTTGCTATATTATTAAAACTTAATAAAACATCTTGAACTACAGAAGATTTTAAAATTTTGATACGTCTGTAAGTTTCGTTTTTTGTTTGTTCTACTTCAAAATTACTTTGATATTCAGTGCCAACTATTGTGTCTCTATAAGAAATTGGAATATTGATTCCGCCATCGTCTACGCCTTCCAGTATTAATCTTTTAGGTTTTTTGTGAGTGGATTCCTGTAACAAAATAAAATATGTTTCTATTTGATAGCCTGCAGGATTAACGGCTCTATTAACAGTAAATATATCTTTTTCTGTTCCGTATTTACTCTCAACTCTTTTTATTAATTCTGCTTCTGACACAGGCCATTCAAATCTAGGATCTATAATATTATTGGTCATTAGTACTAGCCAATGTAAATCCTGAGTTCCATAAAATCTATAAGAAATTTCTTCAGGGGTTTCTCCATCCATAATATCATAAAGATCAAAATAAGAATTATTTTCTTGAAATTCTTTAGAAAGAATAATTCTTTTAAAAATATCAGTAACAACTTGATTAGTTTCTTCGTCGTCTAAAGTATACGAAATTTTAGGAAACAGATCAAAAAGTTTAGTAGCCATTTTTTACTCTTTCTGAGGTCATTTGTTCTAATTCTCGGAACGTTAATGTCAATCCTATTTCGACAGGCGACCCATCAGAATGTGTTGAAAATTGCTCTCCGCCATATTCTACAGACATATCTGTTAGTGCACATCTTGCAAGTTTGTGTAGATATGGATTAGCCTTATCTCCGTACATATATTCTATATCAAATTCCGAAGGATAAAGATAGAACAATTTTTGTTCGGATAATTGAGGGTGCATGTGTATTTTAAATGTGTCGATAATAGATTTAATCTTTTCAGACTCATTAAAACTTTTTGGAAAAAATCTATATCTAAAATTGAATGTTCTATAATCAACGGATTCAAATAAAACTTCTCTAAAAGGATTAGTTCTTTCTCTGGTAGCGAGTTCTGTTATATTGTTTAATACAGGTACCTTTAACAAGGATCTTATGAATCTTGCCTGCATTTCTGGCAAAGCTCCCTTCAAATTCCCTGCAGTAGCTGCCGCAGATCCTTCAACTAATAGACCTGTTAAAAGTCCCATATCTGTATCTGCGTAATTGACTCCGTATTTAACAGATGGTCTTTCCTCAATATGCAGAGTGATTACGTCTTTTAATCTAGAAGTGCTTCCTGAAGTAAAAGACGGCAAATTTAAATTTTTTGTCGCTTCTGCGAAAACTCTCGCGGTAGTTCCAACCAAAACCGAAGCTGTAACAGCATCCTTAATCTTAGAACCTGTACCTATTTTGGTTATAAAGGTAATTGCACCTGCGAGTTTACCCGCATTTTCTCGAACGACCGGTATTGTAGATGCCAACGCATCCTGTGATAATTTAGAGCCACTGTTGTTTAGTAAATTTACTCTATCTTGTTCTTTTTTATCCACGTAATTAGTATCACCGGCGGCCGATGATGTATATGAAGAAGATGGTTTATTTCCAACTATCGATTTATCTCTTGTATTAATATAGAAAGCAACCCAATGCTGCAAATCTGGGTTTTGTCGCAATCCTTCTGGATATTCTAGAGTACCAATACGATACTCACTTAGATAACTATTTTGATTTTGAAACTCCAGCTCGCCATTTTCTGATCTATCTTGATCTCTTCTGTCCCGGATATTAGCCATCGTTTTCTTTATAAATATTGTTGAATCATTATTATTTATATTAGATGTTGTACACCAAAACCTACAAGGGCAAGTTTAGGGCCAAGAATCCTGCAAAATATCACGGCGATATTAACAATATAGTATATCGTTCGTTGTGGGAGCTGCGATTTATGAAGTGGTGCGATCTAAATTCGTCGGTTCAGGAGTGGGGCTCTGAAACCGTAATTGTTCCATACATATCCCCTGTTGATAGAAAAGTGCATCGGTACTTTGTAGATTTTTACATCAAAATTAAGAACAAAACTGGTGCTACTCAAAAATACTTGATAGAAATAAAGCCTGAAAGATTCACTAAACCGCCAGCAATTCCCGCAAGGAAAACTAAAAGGTTTATAGATGAAGTATTCCAATATGGCGTAAATGAAGCTAAATGGAAAGCAGCATTCGAATTCTGTCAGGATAGAAACATGAAGTTCATGGTGTTAACCGAAAAAGATTTAGGATTAGTAGATGGCGGATAATATATTCCAACAAGTTAATATGAATGCCGGGGATGCTCGGAAATCATACCAATGGTACAGAGATCAAGTTAGAAACTTAGGATCCAACCTTTCGGGTATACAATTAATTAGAAATGAAAAACTATCTTCTAGAATAGTTCCGGGCAATATGTACCTTTTTATGTACGATCCTAAATATAAAGAGACATTGCCCTATTATGATGCGGTTCCTCTAGTTTTGCCTTTCAGAACTGTACCTGACGGGTTCCTAGGTATCAACCTACACTATTTACCATACTTAGCTAGATTTAGATTATTAGGAGAGCTGAGTAAACTTACTACAGATAAAAAAATAACAGAAAAAACTAGAATTGAAATTTCTTGGCAAATACTAAATAGTTCATCTAAGTATTTGGCAGCAACCGCTTGTGTAAAGCATTATTTAAATGATCACTTAAGATCCAGATTTTTAAAGATAAATTATAACGATTGGATTACTGCATCCATGTTGCCTGTTGAGAGTTTTAGAAAAGTGAAAAAAGAAAAAGTCTGGCAAGAAACTAAAAAGAAAAACGGGTACTATTAATGGCAATTCACTCATTGGATAAATTTAAAGCAGAAGTTAGAACTAGAGGTTTAGCTAAACCAAATAGATTTGAGGTTAACATTCTTGTTCCTCCGTCTATAGCTTCCTCCGAGTTAGGTCCATATAGTTTAA